CCATAACCTTTTATAGGTTATGGAGATAGGGTAAAATTGGCTAAGACTTTTAAAGTCTTCAAAGCAGCGCGAATCCCTTTCGGGATTTTCCTTGCAGCTCGAAAGACTTAGGAGACTTTTAAAGTCTCAGGAGGGGTTGATTAGTCGTAGACTAAAAAGCTTGTAAGTCATTGAAATGCTTGGAAGTCTTTGGAGTAAAGCTAAAGCTTTAAAAACTTTTGCATCTCTCTCTAGTTTTGTAAACTAGAAAACTTGTTAGAACTTTAAAGACTTTAAAAGTCTTCAGAGGGGCGGGCATTGAAGACTTTTAAAGTCTTGGGAGCTGCTTCACAGAACTCCTAGTCTTTTAAGAAGCTCTATGGAGCTTTTAAAAGACTAGGAAGATTTTCTAAGTCTCTTAAGACTTAGAACTTTTGAAGTCTTGAGAGACTTCAGAGGGTGGGCAAGCTGCCATGGGGGGGTACTGGGATATATATACAATCATATACATTTTACGAAGATATGCCATGTAAACCAGATAGCCCCGCAGCTTAAAAGTCTTCAAAGGGGGAGGGAAGCGGGGTAGTTGGGCGGCTATCAAGGCTTTAAAGGGAGGTATGCAGTATACATATGCTATAAACCCTGGGGGCTTAATGTCTATTATACCCGTAAATCGACCACTTGTCAAGTTTTTTTTATAAAAATAAGTAATAAAAAACTTGACAAACCCCCATATTACGGGTATACTATAGTATATACAGTTTAAAAGACTAGGAAGTCTGAATGCCTGACAAACAACTCACCACAAAACAACAATCCTTCTTGGATAATCTTACTTCTTGTGGTGGAGATGTTAAGCATGCAGCAGAACTAGCTGGTTATGCAGAAGGTACACATTACGCTGTAGTAAAAGCATTAAAGTCTGAGATACTAGATATAGCTACAAACATACTAGCTCTCAATGCACCTAAAGCAGCTTCTAAGCTAATCCAGATAATGGATAGCACAGAACCAGTACCACAAGCTAACATGCGTATACAAGCTGCACAGCAAATCCTAGACCGTGTAGGCTTAGGTAAAACAGAACGCCTCGATGTAAACGTAAACGCAGGTGGAGGTTTATTTATTATACCCGCCAAGAAAGAGGTAGTGATAGATGGAGAATATTCGGAGGTCGAGTAGCACTATTCCGTTTGGTTATAAGCTAAGCGAGTCCAATAACCAAATGTTAGAAGCAATACCCGCAGAACTAAGCGTGTTGAATAAAGTGCTACCGATGATTAGAGACAAGACACTAAGCCTAAGAGAAGGCAGCATGTGGTTGACTCACGAGACTGGACGCTCAATCTCACACATGGGGTTAAAGAAAATTGCCGAACAGCGAAAAGAATGATTGGGACATAAACCCCGAAAACTACTTAACCGATGAAGAAGGGAATTTTAAACTTAAGGTTGATGGAACTCCGCGAAAGAAAGGAGGAAGGCCATTAGGTTCACAGGGTAGAGGTTACACCTACCACTCGGAAACAAAAGCTAAACAAAGTGCAAAGCGCAGCGTAAAAGAAAAAGAAAAGAAACTAAAAGCAGCGCAGAACAAAATAGATAATTACAAGAAGTCTATAAGCAAAACTAAAAAGACTCTCGACAAACTCGAAAACGAGAAAGCACCAAAACTCGTAAGCGCCGAAGAGTTGGAAAACATCCCACCAGCATTGCAAGCTGCAGCACAAGAGGATGTAATCTTTAAGGCTAATGTAGGGCCGCAGGAAGATTTTTTGGCCGCTGGTGAAACGGATGTCTTGTACGGCGGAGCAGCAGGGGGTGGTAAGTCATATGCTATGATTATTGACCCCCTTCGTTTTGCACACAGGTCAGCACACAGAGCCTTAATACTCAGGCGCTCTATGCCAGAACTGAGAGAACTAATAGACAAAAGCCGAGAACTGTATCCAAAGGCATTTCCCGGATGTAAGTACAAAGAAGTAGAAAAGCTCTGGAACTTTCCAAGCGGAGCAAAGATGGAGTTTGGTTTCTTGGAGCGTGACGCAGATGTCTATCGCTATCAAGGACAAGCCTACAGCTTCATAGGCTTTGACGAGATTACACATCTTCCTACAGAGTTTGCTTGGAATTATTTAGCTTCACGACTACGTACTACTGACCCAGAAATTGAAACGTACATGCGCTGTACAGCAAATCCCGGAGGTTCGGGAGCAAACTGGGTAAAGAAAAGATACATAGACCCAGCGCCCCCCAATGCAAGTTTTAGAGGCTCTGATGGTTTAACAAGGAAGTTTATACCCGCTAGGTTACAGGATAATCCTTATCTAGCTAAAGACGGACGATACGAGCAGATGCTTAATGCTCTACCGCCCACACAACGCAAACAGTTGTTGGACGGTAATTGGGATGTTGCAGAAGGCGCAGCGTTTACAGAGTTTAATCCGTTTGACCATGTAATAACGCCTTTTGAGATTCCTATACACTGGGAACGAAGCAAGGGAATAGATTACGGGTATGCTTCAGAAAGTGCTTGTGTTTGGGGTGCAGTAGACCCTAGCGATGGAACACTAATAATCTATCGTGAGTTGTACCGCAAAGGTCTTCTAGGCACTGACTTAGCTAACATGCTAACAGAGATGGAATACGAAGACCCCTTTAGCGTGGCCGGAGTGCTTGATACAGCGTGTTGGAGTCGAACAGGTACTACAGGCCCAACTGTAGGTGAAACGCTCCAGAAAGCCGGACACAAGCTCAGAAGGGCAGACAAGAACAGAATACAGGGTAAAATACAGATACACGAATACTTAAGATTAAAAGCAAGTGGTAGGCCCAAGATACAAATATTTAACACTTGCCCCAATCTAATCAGAGAGCTACAGAGTATTCCTTTAGATAAGTCCAAGCCAGAAGACGTAGACACAAACGCATCAGACCACGCATACGATGCACTAAGATACTTAATAATGGCTAGGCCCCGTATCAACGATACGATACAGCAACTCAGGCAGTTTAGAAAAGAATCACACTTTACGCCGTCTGACTCGACATTTGGATATTAATAAATGAATGAAGAAAACGAAGAGTACGGAACAGCCAACGAAATCTACTTCGCAGAAGAAGAAACTGCTGGTGGCCTAGAATTAGACCTAGAAGAAGATGTCCGTAATCGTTTTGTGGGTTTAGTACAAGACCGTTATGCTTCTGCAGAACAAGCACGAAGCGCAGACGAGAGAAGATGGCTTACGGCCTACCATAACTTCCGTGGAATGTACAACAAAAACATAAAGTTCAGAACATCTGAAAAATCTAAAGTATTCGTAAAGGTAACAAAAACAAAAGTATTAGCAGCCTTTGGTCAACTAATCGACGTTATTTTTGGTACAGGTCAATTCCCAATAGGCGTAAGAGAAACTCGACTGCCCGAAGGAATTGCAAAGTATACACATCTAGAAGGCGGAGCAGGCAGTATAGAAACAAGTGCGCCTAGCTACCAAGAGCCTCAAGAAGACCAAAAGCCAAGCAGTCCTTACGATGTAGGTTACGAAGGGGACGGACAAGTATTAGGGCCGGGAGCTACCCTTTCAGCAACTAAAGATACACTGACTGAAGCTATTGAACAAGCCAAGTTAATCTTTAAAGAAGGAGCTTCCCCAGACCCTCAAGCACTTGAGCGTTCTCCGGCCAAAGAAGCAGCACGAAACATGCAGACTTTAATCCATGACCAGATTGAAGAATCAGGAGGCTCAAGTGAATTGCGTAACGCTTTGCTAGAGTCAGCTTTATTTGGAACTGGAATCGTTAAAGGCCCTTTCAACTACAACAAGACTTTAAGTCGATGGACATCAGACGAAGAAGGCTCTCGAACTTACGAGCCTCTTGAAGTCCGAGTCCCACGCATTGAGTTTGTAAGCATATGGGATTTCTTCCCAGACCCTAGCGCCACAAGCATAGAAGATTGTGAGTACATTGTTCATAGACACAAAATGAATAAGTCTCAACTACGTGCATTAGCTAAAATGCCTTTCTTCAACAAAGACGCAATACGTGGTTGCTTGCAGATGGGGCCGAACTATACCGAAAAAGATTATGAGTCTGAGCTTAAGGATGACAATCGAACAGAAGATTTTGGGTCTGGACAGTTTGAAGTGTTAGAATATTGGGGAATCATGGATGCTGAATATGCAAGAGAAGTTGGGATGGAACTCCCCGATGAAGTGGATGACTTAGATGAAGTTCAAGTTAATGCTTGGGTTAGCAATGGAAAGCTTCTTAGGGGTGTCGTTAATCCATTTACTCCTTACAGATTACCCTACAACGCCTTTCCTTACGAACGTAATCCTTATTCTTTCTTTGGTATTGGTGTTGCAGAGAATATGGACGACTCTCAACAAATAATGAACGGCCACGCACGTATGGCAATTGACAACCTTGCGCTATCAGGCTCGTTAGTATTTGACGTAGATGAGTCTGCACTCGTTGGTGGTCAAAGCATGGACATCTATCCCGGAAAAGTATTCCGCCGACAGGCTGGAATGCCGGGACAGGCTATCCACGGCGTTAAGTTTCCTAATACATCTCAAGAAAACATGATGATGTTTGATAAGTTCCGTCAGCTTGCAGACGAACAAACAGGTATTCCAAGCTACTCACATGGACAGACAGGCGTACAGAGCATGACCCGTACTGCATCTGGTATGTCAATGCTATTAGGCGCAGCGTCTTTAAACATCAAAACAGTTATTAAGAACATTGATGACTTCTTACTCAAGCCTCTAGGCGAAGCTTACTACCAATGGAACATGCAGTTCTTTGAGGGAGAGTTAGATATTCAAGGAGACCTCGAAGTACGAGCTATGGGTACAAACAGCTTGATGCAGAAAGAAGTACGTAGTCAGCGTTTGACAATGTTCCTCCAAACCGCACAGAACCCTGCGATTGCTCCGTTTGTTAAAATCTCTAAGATTGTTAGCGAGTTGGCCTATAGCCTTGACCTCGACCCTGACGAGATTCTTAATGACCCTGAAGAAGCTGCAATCATGGCACAAATCATAGGAGCGCAAAATGCTGGACAAGGAAATGGCGAACAGGCTGGGGCCTCTGGTCAACAATCAGGAGCTATGGGGGGCGTTGAAGGAACACCTGAACAACCTCCGGAACTTGGAGCTACAGGGACTGGCGGTGGCAACATCGGAACTGGAAATGTACCGCAAGCAGGGGAAAGCGAGTTCACTGGCTAACTTAATGAATCTTAAAGAACAGGCTATTGAAGCTCGTCAAAGAGTAAAGGAAAAATAATGTCAGCAGTAAGCTTGTTATCAAAAGGAGCAATGAAACTTTTTCATGGAGCTAAGAAAAATTTTGATTCTTTCGAGCCTGAGTTTGCATCTGAAACGGCTTTTGGAAAAGGTTTTTCATTTACTCCCGAGCAGGACATAGCAGAAGGTTATGCTAACATTACTCCGGCAAAACTTAGAAAGCTTTATGGCAAACAATATGTAGAAGAAGCTATTGAGAGAAAAAGGGGCGGCACTCCTATTTTATATGAAGTTGAAGCAAATGTAAAAGATAGTGAAGTTTTAGTTACTCGCAAGAATTTCAATGAACAAAATAAAGAAGTTCAAGAAAAATTAAAAAAACTAATAGACGCAGAAGGATTAAATCTAGAAAAGTTAGATTTAAACAAGCCTAAGTTTTGGAGACAAATACTAAACTTAACAAACCAAGATGCAGATAAGCTATTCACTAAATATGGAATTAAAGCTGCACTAAAAGATGCACGAGATTCTAAGTTAAAACAAGTGGGCGGTAAAATAGAATACACGGTTTACGACCCTAAAGTTATAAAAATTAAAAATAAAAAAGTTTTAGAAAGAGCTAAAAAAAATAGAGGAAGTGAAATGAAAGTACCTAAACTAAAATATGCAGTAGGCTCAGTAGCTCAAGCAGCAGCAGAGGGTGCAGATTCATTACTATCCGAAGCACGTAAAGATGTCGTAGCTGCGCGTAGTCCAGAGCGAACTACCCCCGTGGAAATGGAAGAGATGGCAGATGCCGTATCCAAAGTAAAGCCAGAGACAGAGACACAGGAACCTGTAGTAGCAGTAGAAAATTTAAAAGATACTACAAAGCTTGTAAACTCTTTCGATTTTCAGGGCGGAAACAAAAAGATGGACAAGCAATTCATCATGGAATCTCTAAGCGAAGTTGCTGACTCGCCTATTGTAGATTCTAAAGAGACCATTGCTGAGTTTATTACTGACCTACACAGAGTACAGCTTGAACAAGAGTCTAAGCCTTTATTATCGCCAAAAGATTTTAAGAAGCTAACTAAGTTTGCAAGCATGGAAGAAAGAGTAGAAAAGAAAGAGGGCGGAGAAATTTCAGACGCTGACAAATACATAAGCCTTTATAAAGCTATGGAAGAGTCTATGGACAAAGCTGAAACCGACAAAGACAAACAAAGAATAATGGGACGATGGCAAGAAGTCGAAAGAGGCTTTGAGGGAAGCACAATCTCTGAAGCCCTACAAAAAATGGATGCTGAGAACGAAGACCGTGACGGCAAGTTCTTAGGCGGCGCAATAGAAAAAGTTTTAGATGGAGGTTTGCTTGGAGCAGTGGCATCTAAAATGGCTTCTGCGAAAGAAGCTGTTTCTACTAGCGACCCTTTAGGTCAAGAACCAGAGGCAAGCATAAGTAACCTAGAAGGCCCTGACCCCATTGAGCCAAGCAACAACGCTCCTATTACAAATACAGGATATGCAGAAGGCGGTTCGTTAATGGCCCCTGACATGCCAGTAGATACATACGATAACATTCCACCCGAAGAGATGGCTGCTGTAAAAGCTTCACAGCTACCAGACGATGAGATGGAAGATGAGTATGCAGGCTTTGTATTAGACGAAGCCCTAAGCACTGAAGACCAAGAATATTTATTGAACGCTCTAGAAGGTGATGAGCGTTTAGGCGACATCTTTGATAAAGTCATGGATATAGCCGGAGAGTTTGCAGGTGACGGAGCCGTAGAAGGCCCCGGAACAGGCACATCAGATTCGATACCTGCAAGGCTATCGGATGGTGAATTTGTCTTCACCAAAAAAGCAACAGACCAAATAGGCACAGAACAGCTTCAAACTATGATGGATGATGCTGAACGTGCTTATGATGGAGGTCTAATGCAAAAGTACATGGGCGGAAGCATTCTTAGCGGCATGCAGGACGAGATGACAGACCCTGATAAGGCAGTCCACGACCAAATGCTTGCAGCGAATGCAATGCCTAGTGTACGAAAAAATAGATAAGGCCACCCGAAAGGCCCCTTATCACAACCTTTAACCTAGAGGCCACCTTGTAGTATCAAGCCCTATTTAGCAGTCGCGAGTTAAGTAGCTACCTTGAAAAGACGACAAGCCCCAAAAGGAGCAGTGACAATGAGTGAAGTACAAGAAACACAACAAGAAGAAACGGCAAATCCATACAACATGAGAAAAGACTATGGCGGAAAACAAGACGCTCCTTTTCAAAGTGCTGATGGAGTTTACCACGAACCTAGTCAGGCCACCTCTAAAGCAGCCCCTGATGAAGAAAATGCTAATTATAAAAAGCGATACGACGACTTAAAAAAACACTACGATACTAAGATTAACGAGTTTAAACAGAAAGAACAAGAACTTCAAGCCGAAGCTCGAATGACACAGCAAACTGAACAGGCCGTTCGTCACGAGGATGCAGTTGAAGCAGAACAAGTTCAAGACGAGTATGTAGAACCGACACCCGCTGTAGAGACTGATGATAGACTCTCAGCACTTGAAGAACGTGAAGCCAAGATTGCACGTAAAGAAGCAGAACAAACTCTTTACTCCGCACATCCTGACTTTTCAGATATTCGACAAAGTGATGAATTCCATTCGTGGGCTAAGTCACAGCCGGAAACTATTCAGGAGTGGGTGTACAATAATCCAGATAACGTAGAGTTAGCAGTCAAAGCTATTGATTTATATAAATTAGAAAGCGGTATTCAAGTTTCTAAAGGTACTTCGCAAAAGTCACAAACTTCGACCAAAGCTTCGGCGGCTGATATGGTGTCAACTAAAACAACTGCTGTTGATGCTAAAGAAGCTAAAGTATGGTCACAACGGGAAATTGCTGCCCTGTCTATGGCTGATTACGATAAGTATGAAAAAGAAATTGATTCGGCCATTATAGAAGGCAGAGTAGTAGCTTAAATTTATAATTGTCTTTTAATAAGGAAAACATAACATGGCTCAATATTTTGAACCTTCAACAGATACAAATGCTAACTTTGCGAACTCTGTCGCTGGACAGACTAATTCGTACTTCTTGCCTGCCGTTTACTCGAAGAAAGTTCTTAACTTCTTCCGTAAAGCATCGGTTGCAGAAGCTATTACTAACACTGACTATGAAGGTGAAATCTCTGCCTTCGGTGATTCTGTACGAATCATTAAAGAGCCAGTAATTAGCGTTAGCGCCTATACTCGTGGTAGCGACACTACTGCTACTAAGCTAACTGACCAAGAAATCAATCTGGTTGTTGATACAGCCAACGCTTTCAAGTTCATCGTAGACGACATTGAAACTTCTATGTCTCACGTAAACTTCAAAGAAGTTGCTGCTTCATCTGCTGCTTACGCTTTGCGTGACGCATTTGACACTGCTGTAATCGCTGCTGGATTCTCTGGTCTATCTACTTCTAGCCCTGACCATACTCTAGGTACTGATAGCGCAACTCACCTCGGTGCTGGCGTATATGACGGTTCAGGAGCAGTTGGCTTAGACGTAACTGACCCTCTCGATTTGCTGGCTAAGTTCGCCCGTCTTCTTGACGAGCAGAACGTACCAGAAGAAGGTCGTTGGGTAGTTGCACCTCCTAGCTTCTACGAAGAACTGTCTCAGTCCGGCTCTAAGCTATTGTCTGTTGACTTCAATGCTGGTCAAGGCTCCATCCGTAACGGTCTCGTTACTTCTGGTAAGCTTCGTGGCTTCAGCATGTACAAGTCTAACAACGTAGCTTCTCCAAGCAACGCTGATGGCAAGATTCTAGCTGGACACATGTCAGCTATTTGTACTGCACAGACTATCACCAGCACTGAAGTCATTCGTGACCCAGATAGCTTCGGTGACATCTGTCGTGGTTTGCACGTATTCGGTGTTAAAGTCCTCCGTGACGAAGCACTCGTTGGTGCGTTCTACAACGTATAAGCTGTATCTAAATAAGTGCGGGGGCTGTAAAAGGCCCCCAATCTTTAACAAATTAAAAGGCTAAACATTGTATGTCTACAACTTACTTAGATTTAACAAATGAACTTTTACGTGAGTTGAATGAAGTCACGCTTACAGCTAGTAACTTTGCACAAGCTAAAAGTGTACAGCAACACGCTAAAGACAACATCAATAGAGCTTATTTTGACATCATAAATGATGAACCGCAATGGCCTTTTTTATCAGTTGCTGAAAGCGGTCAAACAGACCCTATGTACGGAAACGTATACGTAGAAACTACAGCAGGCACAAGATGGTATGAGCTAAAAGCCTCAAGCTCTGACATAACAACAGACTACGGGTCAATAGATTGGGATAACTTCTACTTCACTACAGTAGGAGTATCAGGGGAAACAGCCCCACACACAGCGGGAAACTTGAAGTTCATTACCACCGAAGAGTGGAAAACTTTTTACAGAGTCCCAGAAAATTTAGATGATGCAGATTCGCAAGCCTTTGGTGAGCCTTCTCGCGTTATCCGCAGTCCAGACTCACGGAAGTTTGGATTAAGTCCAATACCGGACAAGACATATCGTGTTTGGTTTTTTGCTTGGAACCTTCCAACAAGACTTAGCGCACACTCAGACACATTATTATTTCCAGACGTATACACCCCTGTATTAATCGCTAAGGCCAGATATTACATGTGGCAGTTTAAAGACAATCCTCAGTCAGCCGCTTTTGCTCTAGACGACTACAAGAAAGGATTGCGTAGCATGAAATCAAACTTAATAGAACCTGTACCAACATATATCACAGATGACCGAGTGAGATTCGTATAATATGGCAGCTTCACAACCTTTTGGTATTTCATGCAAGGGCGGGTTAAACACTAACCTCAACCAGCTTGAAATGCTTGGACAGCCGGGATTTGCTACAGAGCTTTTAAACTTTGAAGTAGACCCTGATGGCGGATATAGACGAATAAACGGCTATACGTCTTTAGGCACAGCCCGACCCAATGGCGGTGAAAAGCTTTTGGGTTTAGCTGTATATGCAGACGGCCTTGTTGCGTGTTCGGGTACTGATGTTTTCTTTACAACTGATGGAGCTACATGGCTTCAGATAAACAAAACGGGAGTTCATGGTAACGGTGACAACTATACTACTTTTACAGGCCGTTCTGTACTTACAAGAACAAATCAAAAGAAATGCTCCATCACTATATTTGAAGGTAACGAAGCATACGGACAACTCTTAATATGTGACGGCGAAAACAAACCCTTGTTGTTTAAAATGTCTGGAACAGGAGCTTTAACTACTAGAACTTTCTTTGTAGAAGAAGTCACAATAAGCGGAACAGTATCTCCGTCTGTAGGTGTTATTCACGACAAGCACTTTGTAGTCGCAGGCGCTCCAACAGAAAAGAACACTATTTATTATAGTCACACTCTTGAGCCTGATAACTTTACAGGCGCTGGAGCAGGAAGTGTTTCAATTGATGACCAAGTAGTAGGTCTTAAAAGCTTCCGAACAGATTTGTTTATATTCTGTAAAAACAGTATATACAAGCTTATTAACATTAACGACTCTCAAAATATTGCTGTCGTACCAATTGCTAAAAACGTAGGCTGTTTAAGCCATTACAGCATTCAAGAAATTGGCGGTGACTTAGTGTTCCTTTCGCCTGACGGTGTTCGTACAGTCGCAGGTACAGCGCGTATTGGTGACGTTGAGTTAGGTTCTGTAAGCAGACAAATACAAGCTATAACATCTTTAATATCTAGAGATATTGATGATTATAACATTAGCAGTTGCGTATTACGCAGACGCTCACAGTATCGACTGTATTATTCTACGGCTGCTGAACAGCCTACAGAATCACGAGGAATCATAGGTACGCTAACTCGTAACGGTTTTGAGTGGTCAGAAACTAAAGGAATTCAAGCAGCGTCTATAGTTTCAGATTTTAACTCGTCTGGAATTGAAAAAATATATCACGGGGACAACTCAGGCTACATTTACAACCACGATGTAGGTGGAGCTTTTTCTGCTAATGGTGCTAATTTTAATATTGATGCTAAGTATACAACCCCGTTCTTAGACTTTGGTGATGCAGGAACAAGAAAGACAATGAAGTATATTAAGCTTTCAGTTTCTCCCGAAGGTGAATTAGCTCCAATACTTAGAACTCAGTTTGATTTTACAGACTCAGACGTTGCACAGCCCGAAGATATTACACTGACAGGAATTCCAGTGCCTCCTGTATTTGGAAGTGCTATATTTGGAAATGCTATTTTTGAGGGTACTAACGACCCAATGGCACGAGAAGTAATAGTAGGAAGCGGTCACACAGTAAGCTTCCAGATTAGAACAGAAGACCAAAGCCCCCCATACTCAATAAACGGTTTATACGTAAACTACGTGCCATCAGGCAGGAGATAAGAAATGGCAGGAACGAATTATACAAGACAAAGCACTTTTGATGATGGTGACGTAATAACCGCCGGATTGTTTAACAATGAATTTAACCAGTTACTAAACGCTTTTGCGTATACAACTACTGGTACTACCGGACACCAACACGATGGAAGCGCAGGTCAAGGCGGTAATATAGGTATTATCGGAGACCAAGACTTTTTCAATAAGATTGCAGTAGACACCACTAACAACCGTTGGGGTTTTTATGTACAGGTTGGTGGTGCGGCAGTAGAACAGATACGCATACAAGACGGCGCAATTGTACCCGTAACAGACAACGATATTGATTTAGGTACAAGCTCACTACAGTTTAAAGACGCATACATCAACGGCACATTAGAAGCTGATGCGATTACTATTGCTGGGATTACACTTTCAGAAACTATTGCAGACACTGTAGGTGCAATGGTAACAAGCAACACTGAAACAGGCATTACAGTTACATACGATGATGCTGATAATACCTTAGACTTTGTAATTGGCAATAACGCTATTGTTAGCTCAATGCTCGAAACAAACGTAACTGTAGCTGGAAACATAATTGTTGGCGGTACAGTTGATGGCCGTGATGTAGCAACAGATGGAACTAAATTAGATGGTATTGAGGCTAGTGCAGATGTAACAGACACAGCTAATGTGACGGCTGCTGGCGCACTAATGGACAGTGAGCTAACTGCCCTTGCAAGCGTTAAGGCTATCAATCAGGGCTTGGCAACTACCGACAGTCCTACGTTTGTAGACTTGACTGTTTCGGGCAACGATATTACAATGGGTACTAATACCGCAGATGCATTGTTAATTGCAGACGGCACTAACTTTAGCCCAACTACAATCGGTAGTTTAACAGAACTAACTTCAATCGCAGCCGATGACGTATTCTTAGCTATTGACACTTCAGGTGGTGGCTTAAAGAAAGTAGCACGTAGTACAGTAGTACAAGGTCTAGCAGCATCTAATGCTATTGCAAATGTTGTAGAAGACACCACACCTCAACTTGGTGGCGACTTAGATTCACAAGGTAAAGACATTACAGATGTAGGTATTTTATCTGCTGATACTGTGGGTGGAATCTACGGAAGTTCTTCAAGCCCTGTAGTCTTCACAGTCACAGTAGCTTCAAAGACTTCAGCGCACCCTTACAACGGTGACGGCTCTAGCAGCGCATACTTCTTAAACGGTGTTGAGTCTCCGGCAATTCAGTTCTCAGGCGTAGA